CTTCGGTTGTCAGGCCCTCAAAGTAGTCAAACGCTGAGTTGACGAGCGGCTTTTGCGTGGCACCGTCCCAGTAGAACAACGCCGGCACCGCAGCGCCGCCAGTCGAGAAGCTCCACACGTCTGGCCGAGCCAGCGGGTTGGGGTCTCGCTCGTCCGGGTTGAGCACCTCGTAGCGATACGTTATCTCGGCGTGAAAAGGTGACGGACTGCCCTCGGTTAGTTGGGCATCCGTCATAATCATGAACGGATACTCTGGGTGGGGTGCCCCGTGGGCAATGCCCACAGCGTTTGCCGCCTCTTGCGTGCCTACTGCCGTGGCGTCCAGCGTGAGCACAAACCTCCGCTCTGCAGTTGGCGGCTCGCCAAAGCGATGCGAAAACGTGCGGCCCGAGATTTCACGGAACCCGAGGACGGCCATTAGCCTTTGATCTCCACGGGTTGGAGCCGCAGGTTGCGCAGTTCTTGGCGGATCTCGACGAGCCTGGCAATCTGCTCACGCCGCTGCTCGAGCGACGGATCTTGGCGGCCTGTGGCCAAGAACTGGCCGATGCCCTCGCTTGATCGAATGTCGGCGATTCGCAGGGCCTGCTGGGACGGCCTGCTCAGCTCGCGGGCAATCTCTTTGCGAGCGTCGATGCCTTCCTTGGCGATGTTCTGGACAGCGGCACGGATTTCCTCCGGGTTCAGCAAACCTCGGCCGATGGCCTTACGCAGCGCGTCAAACTGCGAGGCAATCGTCTCTGCTGGCTTCAGCAGATTGTTGTCGATGCCGAGGGCCTGGAGCTGCCGCTGGCGGTCCTGCTCGCGGGCCGTCTTGGCAGCGTCTCCTACCAGCTTGAGACGCTCCCGAGCCGCGGCAATTCCTGCACGGTCGTTGTCTGCACGGGCGGCCCTCAATGCCTCCTCGGCGGCAATACGCTCTCGGTCGATTGCAACCAAGTCCTGAGCCAACTTGATGCGGGATTGCTCGCCGGCACCAAGCCCGTCGAAGGCAAGCTCCTGCGTCCGCTTGCGAGCGTCCTCGGCCGCACGTCGTGTCGCCTCGGCAGCCTGCTCGGCCGCGCGGATGTCGGCCTGCCGTCGCTCGGTCACTTGGCGGATGGAGTCCGCGAAGCGGTTGCTCTCCTGCACAAGCTGGCCGAGCAGGAATCGTTGATTTACCAAGTCTCCGTTGGCCCGCTCAGCAAGGTTCTGGATGCTGTTGAACTGAGAAACCAACTCACGCGGCAGATTGACTGTGCCGCCGAGTTCCTTGGCGAGGCCTGAGATAGCCGACTGTGCTGAGTTGATGGAGTCCTGGGCGATGTCACCGAGCGACAAGTCAGGAATCTTGACGGCGGCCTGGACCTTAGCGCCAAAGTTTTGGGCGGCGGTGCCAGCCGCGTTGAAGCGTGCAGAGATTTGATCAATCTCTGCTTGCACAGATGCAACAGAAGTTTGTGCGTCACCCGACGCCGTGCGTGTAGCGACCGCCCATTCAATCACCGCGCCGGCGGCAAGCCCAAAGCCAACAGCCAGAACGCCGATACCAGTTGATGCGAGAAGAGAGCGAATGGATCCGGCCAGCACGGCAGTGCCAACCGCTGCAGCTCGCGTTGCAGAACCGTAGAACGTCACCGCCGTGGCGGCGCGAGAAAACGCCAGGGCCAATGACGCGATGCCCGCGGCTAGAGCTTGCCGGTTGATAAACGCCAGCGATGCCCCAACGGCCGGCAATAGAAACCGGGCCAGCGGCGACGCCACGTTGATGAGCAGCGTGAACGCGTTGCCTAAAGACTGGAACGCTGACACGGCCCCGGAGATGACGGCTGAGAAGTCTATGCCAGCCACGAACGACGCCAGCGCCTGGCCTGCCTGCCGGATGGCCGGCAACGAGTCACGCAACGCTTGCACGATTGCTTGGTACGCAGGCTGTAACGAGTTGCCGATGACGGCACGGATGTTGGCCCACTCGGCCCCCAAGATCCTCTGCTGGTTGGCTAGCGAGCCCGACGTTCGCTCGAAGTCGCCCTGTGCGTTGGCCGTCTGTTGCAGGATCGCCAGGTATGCCGCTTGGGCACGCACAACCGGCGACAACGCAGCCGACGTGACATCGAGGCCGTTGGCCAGAGCGACCTGCCGGAGCAGGGCATCGCTTAGCAAAACGCCGTACCGACGAATCGGCTCAGCCTCGCCGCGAAGGGCAGCGCCGAGGGCGGCCACGGCGTCCTCAACCGAGGTGTTGTTGAACGACGCAAGGTCCGTAGCCAGCCGAGTCAGCGTGAGCGAGTATTCGGCCGCCTGGTCAGTGTTGAGCCGGATGGCTGTAAACAGGTTACCAAATGACGCTGTTGCCTGCAGGGCCGCTCGAGTCGACAAGCCAATGCCGGACGATGACTGGGCAAAATCTTGGATTGCCGCAGCGGACTCACCGAAGATCACGTTGGCCTTGCTGGCCTCTTCGCCGATAGCCACAGACTCGTCGACAAATCCGGCGAGCAGACGATTGGCCTGGCCGATGGCGGCCGACACCGCCTGGATCGACGTAATGGCAAGCCGGCCAATCTCGATGTTCCGCAGGACCGTCACATCGCTGGCCGTTTTCTTGGCAGCCAGGCCGAGCTTCTGCAACTCGACAACGCCGGCGTTGATGCCTTGGGCCATGCCCGCAGCGTTTGCCGACAACTGAAAGCCAATGCCTACGCTTGCCATTACTTCTTCTTGAGTGCTTCGGCCAGGGCCTTGAGGTTGTCAACCACCTGCGTCGGATGCTGCGGCGTCAGTGAGTCAACGGGGATAAAGTCTTCCGGGTCCGGAGGCTTATGTTTGCTGTAGGGGGCGAGGGTCGCCGAGATCTGCATGCCGGACTGCAGCCACGGGTCGTCGAGCGGGCGGAACCACCGGCTGTAGGCGATCCACATGGAGAACTCGCGGGAGTCCATGCGGTCGATTTCAGCGAGTGTCTTATGTAGGTGCCCGGCCAGACGCATCTTGAACTGCAGCGTCGGTCGGGCGTTCATTCCCCCGCCAGCTTTTTGATTTCCTCCTCGGTGAGTGCGTTGTGCTTGAGGGCCTCGTGCCAGAGCTTGTGCATCACGTCGCTGCTGCGGCGCTTGAGGGCGGCCACGCCTTCCTCGCCCGGATAGAGCAGCTCGCCCTTCTCGTCGCAGAGCGTGCGAGCGAGGAGCTCAGAGCGGAAGTCGGGGATCGCCTTGCCTTCGGCCTCGAGCAGCTTGAGCTCGTACGAGTCACGGTCTCCCACGCTCATGAGCCTGATGCACACGTCGCCGCCAAGCTCAGGGCACGGCACGGTGAGGATCTTGGCGTCGGCGGCCTTGTCGATCTGGTCTCTCGTCAGCGGCATGATTTACCCTATTGGCCAATGAGATCGAACGTGTAGCTGTAGCGGGTCACGCCGTTGACTTCCGCAACAGCACCCACGTCCGTGCATACTGCAAGGTTTGTCAAGGACACGCCGCCGCCGGAAAGCACCAGACTGGCCATGACTCCCCAGAAGCCGGTGCTGGCACCGCCAAGCGACTCAACCTGAACCTGCCCAGGGAGCGGCTTGTACTGCGTGCCACGCCCCTCTGGCATGCCGCTGCCGTACGCCACCGAAAGGCCGACGATCTCCGTGATCGGAGTGCCGCCGAAGCTGGCGGTGACGCCGGTGCTGTACGTCGCCACGGGTGGCCCCCTTGGCGTTAGGCGAGCTGGAACTCAGCCGAGCCCCGCACGATGTCGTTCAGCGTCAGCGTGACGCTCGAGCTTTGGCAGGTGGCCGTGGCCGACACGCTCACCGGGCCGGTCAGCGTCAGCGTGCCGGTAGCGTTCTGGGCAATCGGGGCCGTGCCGATGAACTCGATGCTCACAGTCTTGCCGGTGTCGCCGCCGGGCGTGCCAGTCAGCGGCCGAGGCAGCGAAATCACGCTGGCCCCGGTCGTCAGGCCCAGGTGGCTGGCGTCGATCAGGTCGGCCCCGCCAGTCTCGCCGAGCGAGTAGGTGACGCTCGTGACGGTGTAGTTAGAGCCCGCAAACGAGAAGCCGACGCCGGTTGCGTAAGTGGCCATAAGTCCCTAGGTCTCCTGCCAGGCTACGTCAAAGGTCTGGGTGATTTGGTACACCGGCGGCAGCTCGCTGCCGTCCAGCTGCACGAAGCCGTCTCGCTCTGTTTCCAGGGCAACGTGCTTCACTTCTACACCGTACGCAGAACCGCTCCACCCATCCAGAGCCGACCGCAGCGCGTCAGCCACCTCACGGGCCGCCTCGTAGGTGGCGGCGTACGTCGCCATTTCCACCGAGACGCGCGGCACGCCCACGGGCAGGTTGAGCGTCTGGTTCCGCTCGATGAGCGACCGCTGGTAGGTGACAAACGGCAGGGCCGCCGACATTGGGGCCAGCACCGGGTAGGTGCGGTAGCCAAGCAGCCTGGCCAGCACGGGCGTCGTCTCGATGCGGTGCTTGAGCACCTGCTCCGGGCTTTTGAGCATCAGATGCCTCCCACGTCGCCGACTTGCTTTTGGTAGTCACGAGCGGCCTTTTGCAGGGCCTTCCGTAGCTCCAGGTCGAGCACGGACTGCATCTGTGACTTGGACGCCTGGAACGCCTTGGCAAGCGGCCGGCGGGCCGGTGACGGGCCGACGCCGCCGGTTGAGATGAAGTCGATTGGGTACAGGCCACGGCCAGAGAACGGACCGCGTGTACGGAACGATGAGAGGATGCCACGCGGGCTAGTCGGGGCTTCCTTGATGCGTTGGCTGAGCGTGCGGATCCGGCCGCCAAGAATCACTCGGCGACGCTTCGTCTGCCGGCTCTTGCCGGGCGTTCGCGGCTTTGTGCCGTACTCCACCAAGTGCGAGTGGTAAGCCCGGTTAGGCCCCTTGAGCACGCTGCCGCCAGCAAAGGCAGGCGTGGCAGACTTTTGGCTCTTGGCGTTTGTCGGGCGGCGGAAGCCAACAACCACGACGCCCACGGGGATATTGGCACGGTTGCCACGCTTTCTGGTGCGGCCGTATTGCCGCTCAACGCTGGTCACGCTGGCCAGCAGGTTGCCCGTCACCTGGCCCAAAGCGGCCACGTTGCGACGCAGGGCCTCGATGCCTGGCTTGGCGGCCTTCTTGAGGGCCTTGGATTGGTACTTAAGGCTGAGCTCTTCCGGCAACGCCTGGAGGGCGTCGGTGACTTCCTTGAGCGGCTCGGCTTGAAACAGGGCCTTGGCCTGCTTGCCACGGCCCAAGGCGAAGTTGATGACCGGCCGGCCGGCGTACACGTTGGCCATGTCAGGTGGTCTCCTGGCAGACCAGCTCGTGCTCGCTGCGGTTGTTGTGCTCGAGCAGGCTCACGATCTCCAGCGTGCGGCCACGCCACAGCAGACGCATCTGCTGGGTCAAGCCGGCGACGTATCGCAGCCGCACCCTGTGCGTGATGCTCACCTCGAGCTGCCCGGCACCGAGGGCCTCGCGGGCCGTCACGCCTTCCACGCTCGCCCACCGCTCGGCAAACGTCGCCCACTCCAGCGTGGTCTCGCCGAGCGAGTTGCGCCGCTCGGTCGCCTGCTGGATCGTCACACGCTCGCGGAGGCGGCCGGGGTCGATCATGTGCCGTACAGCACCACGGTGTAAGAGGCAGTGCCTTCGCTGGCGTAGATGTCCGCAAAGCCTCCAGCGTTGCTGCCAATAGCAATCTGGTTGCTCTGTGAAAAAAGTTTTAGCCGGCCTAGGTCGCCTTCCTCGACGAGTACGCCGCTTCCGCTGCCACGCAGGGCAATGCGGCTCACGTTTATGATGCCGACTTCCTGCCCGCTTGCTGTTTTGTACGCATTGGCGATGCCTTGACCGTCGCTGGAAAACAGCAAAACCGACGCAGTTCCCACCGTCCCCGTCACAATCGCCACCTTGCCAGTCGTGTACTCAGTCGAGTCCTCGAGGGTCACCACCTTGAGCGACGTGGTGCCGTCGGTGTCGTGGAACAGCACGTCGACGTTGATGCGGCCGTTGATCGCCATCAGCGGTAACTCCCCCAGCGGTGCGTGTCGAGCAGGGCCTTGACGCCAAACTCAATCTCTTTGGAGATGGTGCCCGTCAGCACGGCGCTGCGATGCTCGTAGAGGCTCCCGATAATCATCAGCATGGCCGAGCGGATGGCGGCCGGCACGCTGGTGCCATCGGCCCCGTAGCCGCCCCACCACGTCACGCTGACGGCGTTCTCGTCATAGAGGTGGCCCGGCCAGGTGCCGGCGTAGACGGTGCGGATCACGCCCGGCGTGGCGGCCCGGTCCACCCGGTACTCGCTCGTGTTGAGCGTGGCCGTCTGCTGGGTCTCCAGCGTGTACGTCACCACCGTGGCGGTCGTCGTGCCGGCCTGGGCCATCGGCGGCCTGGGCAGCTCAAACTCCCACGGGAACCGGTCGGCCCGCATCGTCCACTGGGTGTGGACGAGCGTCCGGTCCAGGTACTCCTCGCAGAACTCACGGGCGGCCTTGATGATGGCCGAGATGAGCGAGTCGTCGTCGGAGATGTCGACCCGCAGGTGAGCCTTGGCCTCGGACAGCGTCACGGGCTCGACGGCCGGCTCGGTCGCACGTACGAGGCTGCGGTACTTCATCGCTGCTTGCGGCTCCGCTTCTTGGGCGTGGCGTCGGCGGTCCTGACCTCGGGCTCGGCTGTAGCCGTGTCGAGCAGCTCCTGCTGCCTCTCCTCCACGGCGTAGCCGGCCACGATCATCTCGTGGGCCTGGCCGCCGGGTACGTCCAACACCGTGCCCTTGTTGTAGGAGCGGAACGGCCGCACCAAACGTATCTTCTTCATTCCGGGGCCCTCCATGCAGTTTCCGGTGGCGTCATGTTCTTGGTGTAGTCGCTAGTGAACTGGAACACCGGCTTGCCCAGATCCCGGCCCGGCCAGGTCACGACGTACTCGCCGTGGCCGATGCAGACCCGCGGCGTCACGAAGACCTTGTTTCCAGAGTCCCGCCAGTTGGCCCAGAACCAGATGTCAGCGTCCCGCCGGCCGTCGTTCCACGTCCCGTCCGGGGCCGGCTTGCACCAGAACCAGGGCTTCTTGCACCGCTTGAGGGCCGCCGTCGAGATGATCGTCAGGCCGAAGTGGGCGGTGTCGACCTCCTGGACCGGCGCGGCAAACCACTCACGGGGCACGCTGCTCGAGCCGCCCTCGGGCGGGTTGTCGAGGTTGCCCTTGAGCGTGAGCATCGGCCGGCCGTCCTCCCGCTTGGTCTGCAGCGGTGCGAGGGCATCGCACTGGAACGTCAGGGCCAAGGCAAACAGGTGCTCGATATCAGCTTGGGAAAAGAACGAGTCGTAGTCGATGCAGAGCAGGTACTCGCAGCGGTCGATGAACTGCTCCCAGACTCTGGTATGGACTTGGTCCCAGAACACGCCGGTGCCCATCGTGGGCCGGATGCTCAGCGGCATCAAGGCCTGCACCCAGCTGAACGTGTTGGCCGTGAACGCCAGCCGAGGCATCGACAGCACGGCCTCTACCCTGACATCCACCTCACTGTTGCCGACGGTGATCTTCATGGAGGCTCCAGAAAGGGAAACGGCTGGCCAGGGCAAACCCTGCCAGCCGTTCACTTTCGGGATCGTGTCAAGCGTCAGCCGCTGACCACAGCCGCCACGCCGACCTCGGAGGCCGAGACCGGGCCAACGTCGGCCTTGCCGAGCCGGGCCACGGAGACCACGCGGGTGGCGAACGCCGGGGTTGCGTTGACCTTGAGGTACCGCTGCTTGCCCCGCAGGTCGACGTTCATGCGGACGATGTTCGCCGCACCCGTCACCGAGCTGGTGGGGATGGTGAACCCGCCCGTGCCGCCACCGACGAACTCGGTGATGTTGGCAAAGGTCGTGTTGTCGTCGGACTGGGACAGGAACAGGGCATTGGCCACGTCGTCGGCCGTCGCCGTCGAAGCCTCGAAGATCACGTCGATGCTGGCGTAGTCGTAGCCCAGCGTGTCGAGCGTGTGGCTCGCGGTCGCGTCGGTCGCCGTGTCAGCGGTGCTGACGGACGCCAAGGTCTTGGTCGATTCCAGATGGTTCATCGTTCAGGTTCTCCGGGGAGGCTTAGAATCAGTGACCGACCAGGCCGACGAGCGGGCCGGCCTCGGTGGCCGAGCCGAGCGAGTGCCAGACCATGTCCGCACGGGCGATGCCGAGGTACAGCGTCTGGTCGTACTCGACGTACCGCTCGGTGCTGATCTTCGTGGCAAAGGCCGACCGGATGCCGTACATCCCGGCCAGGCTGGCGTCTCCGAGGAGGGCCATCACCTTGCCGCTCTGGTCGCCCGACTTCGCCATCACGTTGCTGATCGTGACGGGGTAGCCGAGGAAGTTGAACCCGGTGCCGTTCTCGAAAGACACCCGGCCGTTGGCACCCACGTCGAGCCGCTGCATCGACTGAGCGAAGCCGTAGCTCGAGATGTACCAGCGGGGCTGCGTCACGTAGGTGGGCAGCTTGGCGACCACGCCGAGGAAGTCGTTGACCGTCAGCTCCTCGAAGGTGTCGTTGTCGGTGTCGGCCGTGAAGTAGCTGCCGGCGTTGGCAAGCAGCTTCTGGGCGACGCCGTACACACCACCGTAGGTGTTGCTGCCGTCGCCGTTCACCGCCGCCTGGTCCAGCTTGTCGCTGATGGCGGTAGCGAACTCGGCGATGACCCAGTCACCAACGGCCGCCGCATCGGCGAGCAGCTCGTTGCTGACACGGGTCGACACGGTCAGCTTCCGGGCCACCAGGCGGATGTCCGTGGCGGACGGGTCGCTGGACGAGATCTCGGCGTTTTCGCTGGTCCACGAGGCCGTCACGCCCGACAGACGCTTCACCGCCGTGACGGTGTCGCTGGGCATTTGCACGAGCTGCATGGCGGCGGGCCACACCGAGTTCTCCTCGACGAGCCGCACGACCTGGCCGCTGGCAATCTCGGGGACGAACACGCCGCCGGCCGAGTTGACCGACTCGCCCAGCGCCCGGCTCTCAATGCCGTGGTCTTGGCACCACCGCTTGGCATCGGCGTCGCCGTGCACGTAGCCAGCGAGCCACTTGCCGAACGAGTAGGCGTCACGCCGGCCCTGCTCGTCGTTGGGGAACGCCTTGAGGCGGCCCCGGTAGGAGACGGGCTCGATGCGGACGGGCTCTTCACGCACGACCTCGGGGGCCGGCTTGCATCGGTCGGCCACGGCCCGGAGCTCGCCGGCGGCGTCGGCCACCTTCTGCTCGAAGGCGATCTTGCCGGCCAGATCCTTGGCCTTGTCGGTCAGGCCCGTGAGCTCGAGGTTCCGAGCGTCGGTGTCGGCCTGGTTGTCGGTGGGCATGGCGCTGA